GGGCCATTGTTTACTCCCTTTCCACTTCCTATCGTGCCGGCATCGTCATGCCACAACTTCGCCACCGCGCCGTCAAAGCACTCAAGCAGGAGCAGTTTAGCTCATTAACTTAAAAACCATGTTTGCAGGGGGGTCCAAGCTTACCTGCAAATCAAGCAAGTCTGTCACGGGTCCCCTATTTGGGTCCTCTTTTCATTTAATTATAAACATAAGTTTTTAGGTACCATACACACAGGTACCATGTAATAATATTATAATATAATTATAAGATTTAAGGTACCATCGACCTACCCCCCCTTTTTTTTATATATTTTTTTAATTATGTCTGATCATTCTATGGAAAGTAACTCAACTGGTAATGAAATCTATAGTCCTGCTAACGACTGTATAAGCTTCTATGAGTTTTTCAGTGAATTATTTATACCTGAGAATAGGATAGAGTTACCGCTTAAGGGTTTTCATAGGACTATATGTGATACGTTAGAGCAGGCGTATTTGGGTCAGTTACCTAAAGGGATACAGTATGTGGTGGTTAATATGCCACCTCGTACAGGTAAGACTAAGATCCTTGAGGCACTTTATTGTTGGGGTATGGCGTATTTTCCTGACTCTATGATGATCCATACCAGTTATTCTGGAGATTTGGCTGAACAGACACTGGCATATGTTGCTAGAACCATGCGTGAACCGTGGTTTCGTTCGTTATACGGGGATTTGTTGGATGGGCAAAGGGCAGATAGGCTTATGACCAAATTTAACGGTATGGCGTTTGCTGAAGGTACTAGTGGGTCACTAACAGGTAAGGGTGCAGGCTTAAAACGAGTTGCTGGTGGTGTTATAGGTATAGATGACCCTGCAAAGCCTGATGAAGCATTAAGTAAGGTTGAATCTGGTAAAATACGTCAATGGGTCGAAACGACACTAAAATCACGACGTAACTCAGATGAGTACACTCCTATCATATTAAATGCTCAAAGGTTAAGTCCTGATGACTTATGTGGTTATTTATTAAAGAACTATCCGGACCAGTGTTTATTGTTAAAATTTCCTGCTTTGGTCAATGATGTATCAATCATACCTGAGACTATATCTACTGAAACGCTGCAAGGTCTTAAGAATACTCGTATAGGTAGGTATGTACTAGCATCTCAATATCAGCAAGAACCTATAGCTCTTGGTGGTAATTTAATTCAAATTGAATCCCTACGTAAGCATGATGGCAGGTTGTATAATTGGGATGATAAAATATTAACGTGTGATACGGCTATTAAGAAAGGTCAGGGTAATGACTTCTATGTTATACAGTGTTGGGCTAAGTTTAATCAAAAGGCTTACTTGCTAGATCAAGTTAGAGGAAAATGGACACTTCCAGAATTTGTACGTGTTGCTGCCGTATTCTATAAAAAACATTGTCAGGAACAACCTGAGTTCCCAGTTAGTAGATTTATTATAGAAGAAGCCGGATCTGGTCCTGGTATTATGCAGGCATTGGGTGAACTTGGTGTACCTACTGAAGGTATTACCCGTGTTAAGGATAAAGGTAGTCGTATTAACGATGTACTTCCTTTTGTGGATTCAGGCATGGTGCTTATACCTAAAGAAGAAGAAAATCCGTGGATACCTGAGTTTTTAATGGAATTGTCGGCTTTTACTCAAGATGACACCCATGAACACGACGACCAAGTAGACGCATTTAGTGATGGTATTAGTCAACTATTAGGTAGTGGTCTTTCAATATTAGATGTATTATGAAATCTAAACAGATAAAATTTACAGTGTTAGATATAGCTAAAGCTAAAGGCGTTAGTAGAGATGTTGTGTATAAAGATATAAAAAAATCTAAATTTAATCCGTTTAAAATAAGATCGTTTTCGACTTATGTATTGCAAAACAAAAGAAACAAAGAGACTGTACCTTTGATGTAGCCATTGGTGCAAAGGATAGCATTTCAGAGCAACTAAACCTAAACTAACTAACATTACTTATTTGCACATCTTAGTAGTCGCTCTACAAGGTGTCTGAAGATGAGAGTTCGAGCCTCTCATGGCTATATCAACTATTTATGACAAATTACAGCAATCAAATTTACAGTTTTAACCATACTTATAATCCAGATAATCCTCCTACCTATGCAACGGATGGGCAATCAGTATTTACTCTTAATGGCGATAATTGTCCTACTCAGTTTGATGATTGTACATTTGATGGTGGAACAGTTCACTGGGGTTTTAAGGCTACTGCTTCCTTAGCATCTGATGGTTGTACACCAATAGTTATAGATAAGGTAACTTTTAACAACTGTACTTTTAAAGACGGTATTGAACGTGCGTATGATCAAGTTCGTGGTGGTGATGTANTATTTAACAACTGTAAATGGATTAATACAGGTATTGCACGTAAACNTGTTACTAATGCAGTTACTGATTTATCACAAATGTGTGATGCAGGTTTTAAAGCAGGCGTATGGAATNTACANTTTAACAACTGCCANATTAACGATGTGTTACTTGGTGACTATACTATNTATGATCAAATAGTACGTCCTAAAACNCGTGGTATCAGTTTTAATAACTGCACCAACCCTAACGGAGGTCCTATTTTTGTACGTGGATGGTATGTTGATGCTTCAACTATTTGGTCTAAAAATACCAACTTAAGTATTAACATACATTCAGAAGTGGCTACCCACGCATACTTTCAATATAACATTCACTTTGGAGATAATCGTAAGAATATACCAGGAGAGTTTGTAATAACTCCTGTTGAATATACAACGGTTACTAATCCGTTTGCTACGCCTGCCCCCGTGAAATCGTATGTTTCAGAGGGCAAGTTGATTTAATTGTCGTGGATGCGCTCTTTATGAAGAGCCATCTGCAACTTTAGATTAGCTTCATTAAGTTGTTCGGTCATATCCATTAATTGACCGTTTAACTTAAGGTAGTCGGCATATCCTATATGTCCACATTGGCACTTAGTGTCTAACCATGCTTTACCGCCTATCTTTCTCCAACGGTAAGATAGGTAATAATCTTCGGTAATATAACGTGGGTATGACGTTTTCCACCATGTGTCATCAACTACACCCATAGAAAATACATCATGGAATATGTCATTCTTTACAAAATCACCGTAATCTTCATCTGAATGATAGGCAATATTAGGAAAATTAATAATGATTTCATCTATCATTTTCATGGTATGTAATAGGAACCCTGTGCCTAAATGTAGCATAGGGGCTAAGTCACCCATGTAATCACCAGGTATATGCTCACCTACCCAAGTAAGGGGTATTTGTTTTTTAGGGTATGCACCACCTACTAAATCAACATCGTGAGATAGTATACGTTCAATTTGGGCTGGTCCGCAATTAATGTCGGAATCAATCCATAAAACCTTACTAGCTTTTGTTTGTCTGGCTAACCAAAGTAGTACGTTTCTAGCCTTGGCAACGCCAAAACCACCTAATTTACGTATTATGAACTTATGTCCAGCTACTTCATTTTGACTAAGATATGAAAGAATTTGGGCTGTTTCCCATCTTAGTTCGCCACTTACAGGTACTCCTATGAATACAAGCTTTGAGTCTCTTTCGGCTGCTGGAACGTGTTTACCTAATAACTTATCGTGGGGAATAGTCATATCTTTTTCTTGCTTCAAATTCATCAAAGGTCAATCACAGATTAACGTGATCACTTTATGCGCGAACGCCTAACTTCTGTTTTAGACTCTTCCGGCAAACCCACTGCCGAATCTCGTATCAATTCTTTACCAGAAATAGGTCAAGATCTTGTTAGTCAATTTACGCAAGAACTTAACTCTATTAAAAAAGAGCAAGATAATATTGAACGTATTAATAATGCAGGTGGTCAAGGAATGAGTAGCTTAATAAATGGTCTTGGTTTTCAAGGACCGTTTGCAGGTGCTCCTTATGCCACTAATCAACTTTCTCAAGTTAATACATTAGCCAATGCTAATGCTTACGTTCCGCTTTCATTAAATCGTATCTTACTTAGTTATTCATACATGACTCAAGGACTGTTTCGTACAGTTACTTGTCAGCCTGTAGATGATGCTTTTAGAGGTGGATTTAGAGTTGTTACTCCAGAATTAAGTGAAGATGAAATAACAAAACTTAATCGTGTTATGAGTCGCAACCGCAGTCAGAATGATATGCGGAAGATTGCAAAAACAATAGGAGGATGGGTAAATTATAATGCGTGTGCTAATCTTGCTCGTTCAGATATGTCAGCTCTTAAGCATCTCGCTTACTGGGGTAGACTTTACGGTGGATCTGGTCTTGTTATTAATACTGATCAGGATTTCCAAAAAGAATTGGACATTGAGGCAATTAAAGAAGACTCACCATTGGTGTTTATTCCAGCAGATCGCTGGGAACTTGTACTTTCCAATTTAAATATTTTTGATTATAAGAATGGTGTACCATATAACTATTATGGATACCCACTTCATGCGTCGCGTGTAGTTAAATTCTTATGGGCTGAAGCTCCATCGTATATTCGACTAAGATTACAAGGTTGGGGTATGTCTGAAATTGAACAATGTATACGTTCAATTAATTCATTCCTAAAATTTGAGAATCTTATATTTGAGCTACTTGATGAGGCTAAGATCGACGTTTGGAAGATGAAAGGTTTCAACACGGCATTAGCTAGTAGTAATACTACAGCCCGTGTACAGCAGGCCATTACTTTATCTAACCAGATGAAGAATTTTCAAAATGCCATTGTTATGGATCGTGAAGATGATTACGATCAAAAGAACCTTGGTGCTATATTTACCGGACTCGCAAGTGTCTGGGAACAACTTCGCTTGAACCTGTGCGCAGCACTTAAAATACCTAAGAATAAATTATTTGGCGAATCGGCTGGTGGTTTCAGCTCAGGCGAAGACGCTTTAGAAAATTACAACTCAACAGTAGAGGCTTTACGTGAAGAACTAGAACCTGCTATCTTGGATGTTGTAGAATTACGTTGTCAGCAGTTGTTTGGCTTTATGCCAGAAGATGTAGACATTGAATGGCAGCCATTACGTGTACTTACGGGTAATGAAGCTGAAGATGTCAAAGTTAAGAAACAGCAACGTATTATGGAACGCTTCACAAGTGGTCTTGAGACTGCACAAGAAGCAAGTGTAGAACTTAAAAAAGAAGGGTTACTATCTGTTGACACTGAGGTCTTACGTGGTGAAAGAGACGTCGATCCAATCGTAAACCAAGGTTCCCCTGAAGCCAAAAAAGATAAAAATCCCCAAGCTGGAGCTGAAAAAGATTTTGCTAAAAAGGCCGGCTCTGCCCAAGGGAAGAAAAAACTTCTTGCTTCTGCCTAATGCAGATCACCCTCCAACCGATAACACCAAGGGACAGTGATGCAGCACCCATTGAACGGGAACTGCGTAATTGGTTCCTTGATGTTATTTATTCACCTATATTTGATTTAGCACATATAGAAGAATCTAGGGAAAATTACGTTGGTATAGTATTTCCAGCAATTACTCACGCATTAGAGTTAGGCGAAATACATTACAATGGAACAATTTTTTACGGATCGTTTAACTCAAAAATAAGCAAAGAGTTACAATCTATTGGAGCCAAATTTAATAAAACTCTTAACGGTTATGCGATTAAACAAGGCGATTTACCCTACGAATTACGTGGCATTATCTCACAATCCAAAGAAAAAAGTAAAGGAGTCCACAGACAAGTTATTGCACTCCTTGCTCTTATTTTCTCGACCATCAAAGAAATTAAAGAAATTGGTCTAGTATTTGATAAGCCGGTGGAAAGTATAGTGGGATTTACTCACCAAAAAATAGTTAAAGATCTTAAAAAACTAGAAGCTGTTGAAGAAATGGAATTTAGTGAAAGTGTACGAGAAGATGTACGTCTTAAGATCACAAACATACTTCATGGCAATCTAGAAGAACGTCTTAAGAATTATACTTTAGATCATGTTGAAAGCCTGCAAATAGCAGTCAAAAAAAACATGGAAGAAGGCAGATTGGATAAATTAGAAGGCATAATTAAAGCCCATCAAGGCAAAGCCAACCGTATGGCTAACATTATGGCTATCCAAGAAACCAATCTTTTAATAGCAAATTATGTCCAAGAACAGGCTAATGCTTTAGGTTCATCGGGATATATATGGCATACGGTGCTAGATAATAGGGTTCGCCATGACCATAGACTATTAGAAAAGCGTCAATTTACATGGGATAACCCACCTATAGTTGATAGCGAAACAGGACGGCGTGGACACCCTGGTGAAGATTATAATTGCAGGTGTGCTGCAAGGATTATTGTAAACCTACAAAAAACCTTTACCGCAGCATGAGAGAGGAAACTTTAAGTCCAATTCAGCTAAAAGCCCGTTACAAGGCTCTTTTAGATGACATACAACGAGCAGAAAGAAAGCGTGCAAGGCTTGACTCTAGTATAAAAGGACGCAAACAAACATTGAATCGGCTTCAATCCCAAATTGCTTTAAATAGCGATTTCGATACTGCCCTTCATCCTATGGTTGCAACTAACTGAATCTATCGAGTCTAACACCACTTCCCCCGATGATGCACTCATCTGGAGCGAACGTGTCAATTTGGTTTCATCTGGTAAGCGTTTTAAATGCTTTTTTATGGAACCTGGCCTTGTTAATTACAGGGACGTTAAGGGTGGAGACGTAGAGTTAATTAAGAAAGAAGCTATTGATGAGGCATTAAATACCTTAATTGGTTGCCCACTTACAATAGGTCATATTCCTACCTCTATTAATGACTTTAAAGACGTAGCTAATGGCTACATCGACCATGCAGAATACGACGCTGATAAAGGCTGGTTCGTATGCGAAGGTTCAGTAGATACCGAAGAAGCCCGTGAAATGATTAGAAAGCATAAGGGCGTTAGCGTAGGTACTAAACTAAACACACGTGACTTTGGGCCAGGTGGTACTTGGCACAATATCCCTTACGGAAGGGAAATTAAAAGATTCAAATTTCACCATCTCGCCATTGTACCGCCGGATCAACGTCCTCGGTTCGAGGATGCGGAAATTAGGCTAAACACTAAATCTAACAATATTATGATTAAATGGTTCAAATCGCTGACTTCCGTCAGCAAATCGGAGCAGGTGAACGAACTTGCTCCTTCTTCTCGCATCGACATCGGTGATGGGAAAACAGCAACACTACTCGAAATGATCGAATGTGAACGTGCTAATGCTTGTCATTCAGTACATCACGATGACCATATCGAACACGAAGGTGTACGTTATAACGTAGGACATTTGATTCGCTCTTTCACGACGCATCATGGTCATCATGTTATGGCTACTCCAATAGCAACAGCAACACACATGGGCCATGTCCCAGGTTATGACGAAGGTAAGGCTGGTCACAACCCTATTGCTGGTATGCACCATCCTCGCGCTAACGCAGAAATGCCAGCTAAAGAAGAAGCTAAAGTTCCAGCAGATAAAGCTGATGAAAAAGAAGCTGAATCAAAAGCAGATATACGCGAAAACGCAGCAGTAGAAACAGCAAAAATGGAAGCTGTTAAAGAAGAAGCAGAGCGTTCAAATGCTGCTGCTGAAAAAGAGCGTAACAACGCTGCTTTCAAATCACTTGCAGAGGCTCAACTCAAGAAGAGCTTCGACTCCGCATCTCGTCTGAATAGTTCCGGTTCGATCAATGACCGGCTTGCGCGTGGTAAGAACCTTTTTGGTTCCAACACAACCAAGAACTGATAACAACAAATAAAATAATAATAATACCATGAGCCAATACTCGCTCAATCAAAACCAGTTCACACAAGCTCCGGTTATCGGTCAGGTTGCATTTCAGCCTAACGTCGATACCGAAACTTGTCAGATTAATCCAAATACAACTGCTACGTACATCCAAGCTGGCTGTGCAGTAAAGTTGATTGCTAACTCCGGTCCAGAAATCGTCGTAGACGTAACTTCTGGTCCTTCCGATGGTCCAGTATATGGAGTAATTTCATATAACCCACGTATAAATAAATATGGTGCTTCTGACCGTGTTGAAATCGCTTCAAGCTCAAACATCATCTACTTGAAATCGTCTGCTGCTATTAATCGTGGCAATCGCGTTTCAGTTACAAATCCAACAACCTCAACTAACGACGCAACTGTTGCTTCTGATGCAACTGCTGGTGATTACACTATTGGTTTTGCTCTAACGCAAGTTAGCGGTGCTAACCAGTTGGTTAAAGTTAAGATCGACGTTGGTTCTAACAGCACAACGGGTCTAGTAACTATCGCTCCCTAATCTTAACCTTTAACTAAAGAAAAATTACCATGAATAGTGTTTTCTATCGCGGCACAGGCCGTAACCTACAGGACCCTTCAGAACTAAAAGCTGGAGANATCGTCCGTAACAACGAAATCTGTGAACCACAGTTTCTAAGCTCACGCAAAACCAATGGTCTTTCCATCTTTGTTGATGGTGATCAAGGTTCAGGCGCAATCGACCGTAGCAATGCGGTTGGTGATACTGCTGATACAGCAACTGGTTACCANATCGTTATCGACACATTAACATACATCAAGAAACAACTTACAGAACAGAAGTTCTACACAGTTGCTCCTGCTGATTATATTCCTGTTGTTGTAGGTGACGGTGCTTTCAGCGCAGACATCTTAACAAACCGTACATACGAATTAGCTGATGATTTCTCATCAGGTAACTTACGTACAGGTGCTTCCAATGCTCGTATTGCTTCTGCTGACGTTGCAGTTGATGGCGTAAGTGCTTACGTACAAAACTGGGGTAAGGGAATCCAATACTCCATATTTGACGTTGAACAAGCTCTTCGTGCAAACAACTGGGACATCATTGAACGTAAACATCGTGCTCGTAAAAAGAACTGGGATCTCGGTATCCAAAAAGTTGCTTTCTTGGGCGATGCTACAGATACACGTATCCCTGGTTTATTGACGAACACAAACATCAATACAAACACCAGCTTAATTACAGCTCCAATTAGTAGCTTAAGTGCTGCTGGCTTACAGACGTTTGTAACGACTCTAATCCAGACTTACTTTGCTAATACTAACAGCACAGCAATGCCGAACCGTTTCGTCATTCCTTATGCTGATTGGACTGGTTTACCAGCTCTAACACCTGGCACAGTTGGAACATATCCTGTACCAATTATCCAATACTTAGAGGAAGCTTTCACACGTGCAGTAGCACCTATGGAAAAAGAGTTCAAGATTATGCCTCTCGCTTATTGCGATGCTGCAAACAATCCTGCCGGACTCCATTACTATATGCTCTACCGTGATGATGCTGAATCACTACGTATGGACATTCCAGTACCTTATACAACCACACAGCCAAACTCAAACGACAACTTCTCGTTTGCTGACGTAGCTTATGGTCAGTACACAGGTCTGAACGTATACCGTAATCTAGAAACTCTACGCTTCCAATACTAATTGGTAGCTAGGGTTAAACTTAAAATTAAATTATGAAAACTGAAGCCATTGCGACCCCCGTCGCTTCCGCACCAGAGGAAACTCTCGTGCGTATTTATAACAGAAACAAATCCTCATTTGGTTCTTACACTCACTTGCCATATACCATAAAAGGTACCGATTTCGCATCGGTGCCTAAATGGTTAGCTGACAAGTGGACAAAAATGTTTCCTCAACACATCGTTCTTGCTTCTGAAGTAGGATCTGATGCAGCAGCTAACACACAAGCTGTACAGGAACAAAAAGAAAAAGTTGAAGAGCTTTCTTTAGAAAATCAGGAGCTTGCATCTAGGGTTAAAAACTTAGAAGCGATGCTTCAGAACATGAAGAATCCTTCAAAAAATAAGGCTGCTTAATTGTGCCATTCACGATCCCAACTGTCAGTGATTTTAAATCGCAATTCTCGCGCGACTTTCCGTATGCAGTACCTGCGTATGGTGCCGTAGGAACTGCGACCATTGACATTTCGGGACACGTAACATCAATTTCTCTTGGAGCAGGTGGGTTCGGTTACGCCACCGTACCTACAGTCATTGTGGGGGCTGCTCCAGGAGATCTTGGCACAGGGGCAACGGCTACAGCAACAATAGCAGGAGGTCAGGTAACTGGTTTCACTGTTGTTACTATTGGTTCAAATTATGGACAACCTCCAATTATTACCATTACAGGTGGTGCTGGAGATAATTCAGATTTAAGCAAAGTTACTGATAACGATATTAGTGGAGCTATCTTTGATGCTCAGTTTAATATTAATCAGGAGTTATTTCCGACACAGCAGCGCTTTAGTCGGGCTTTCCTATATCTAGCAGCACACCAGCTAGTGGAAAAGCTACTGGCTGCTCAGGAGGGCATGGGCAGTCAATATTCTTGGCTGACTACATCCAAGGGCATCGACTCCGTTAATGAATCATTCCAGATTCCAGAACGGATAGCTCAGGACCCAATGCTCTCACACTTTAGCAAAACTAGATACGGTGCTATGTATCTACAGATTATTAGTCCTCAACTCATTGCCAACGTATTTGTAGCATTTAGAGAGACGTTGCCGTAGTATACCAATGCAATCTACGGTTACATTGAATACCGACAAGCTACAGGTATTAGCCAATTCCCTAAAAGGGATAGCTAAATCGTATGTAAAACTTGGAGTCAGGAGCGATAGAAATAGTCGTTATCCGGTATACGATGATGAAGATTCAGGTTCTACAAATAGTGAAATAGCACGTAAACACGAATTTGGAGAAGGAAAGATACCTCAACGGTCTATTTTATTAAAACCTATAACTTTGCTTATGGGATCTAGATTAAGTAAAGTAAACATAGATGAAATAGGTACAGTTTTAGATACAATAGGACAAACAGGTTTAAAATTGGTAGATGATAACTTTGAAGCACAAGGTATTGCTGAAAATTGGCCTAAGTTAAGTGAAAGTACACTTATGCATCGTTATGAAAACGACAGAATAAGTAACAGAATTTTACAAGATAGTTATCAATTACAGGAATCCTTTGGTTATGAGGTGGTAAAATGATTAGACCTACACCAGCCTTCCCGACTAATCCTGGACCCATTGTAGGGGCAGGAAACACCATTCTAACGCATACTAGAACTGCACCACAGGCTAATTATACAGTAAGCGGATGGTCACAGCCATTATTGATGCTTATTAACAGGGTAAGGGTAGTAGACGGTGATGCTGTAACGGTATCTTATCAATTTAAGACCCAAGGGTTTCTTACGCCAGCAGGCCAGAAATTAAGTTTCAAATTTGAAGGCGAACGTTCTTGGCAACATTATAATTTATATTGTCTCAATGACCCTGAGTTGAAAAACAACGATCAGGTAGTTATAGACAATGTTACGTATCGCGTAACGTATAAATGGAGTTGGACTCAATTTGGTTACCTTAAATACAAACTCACGGAGGACTATTCTAGTGCAACCGAAACCTGAAATAATTAGTTTATTGGTTAATCTTATACGTGAGCAAATGCAACTTGATGTAAATCATGTTGTTACATATAATCAACGTATACCTATACCACCAGACGACACTATATTTGTCGCTGTAGGTTTACTTGGAGATAAGCCTTATGGTCATAAAATATCTTATGAACAAGGGTACATTCCTGCTTCGCAAGTAGGTCAACCTGAGACTGTTGTACTTAACGAAGTACAAACACAAAACGTCCAACAGATATATTCTATTCAGATTATGTCTCGCAACAATGATGCTAGAGCAAGAAGACAAGAAATATTGTTTGCTTTGAACTCAACGAGGGCTGAACAACTACAGGAAAAGTATGGGTTCAAAATCGGCAATATTCCAACAAGTTTTAATGATGCTTCCTACGTCGAGGGAGCATCTCGTCTTACTCGTTACGCAATTACATTTAACGTCCTTACGGCGTTTATTCGTATAATTCCAGTAAACTATTACGACGACTTTGCTGGTTCACCAGAACTTATAACCCAACCTTAACTTATATAAATCATGTCAATTAGTATATCAGACTTCGTCAGTTTCTCGGTGGCACAGCCTTCTTTGGCGTTGCCAGCTTATAACGTCAATTCCTTGGCGTTGCTTACAGCAGATGCTCCTTTATCAACTGCTAGATATGGTACAGGTGCTACTGGTACTTGTGCTGAAGCAAGTGGTGTAGTAACAGGTGTAACACTTGTTACGGGTGGAACAAATTACACAACTCCTCCACAAGTATTTTTGATTGGTGGCGGTGGTACAGGAGCTGTTGTTACAGCTACACTTACTGCTGGTGTAGTAACAGCATTAACATTGGTTAGTGGTGGAACAGGTTATACTTCAGTTCCAACTTTAATAATCAGCAATACATTTGGTATTTATACTGATCCAATTTCAGTAGGTAATGATTTCGGTACATCAACTGAAACTTATGCATTGGCTCAAATGGTTTTCAGCCAAAACCCAAATATCTTAAGCGCAGGTGGTCAATTAGTGATCTACCCAATGGCTTCCGGTATGACCCTAACTCAAGCTATATCAGTATTACAACCTCAGATTTATACTGGTGGTTATATATATGCTGATGCTAATGTTGCTACTGTTCCATCAACTGGGGCTTTTAGTGTTGCTGACGTAGAATCTGCTTCTACATTAGTTAATTCATTTGTAACAAAAGCTCTGTTTTTTGCACCAACTGCTTCAATTAACGATCTTTATGGATCAGGCTTATGTGCTACAATCTCTGGTGCTTCCAACAACAAACACGTTTATTAATCCATACCGCAGGAGTATTAACAGCTCGTAAATTTGCTGCTGGTTATGCTGCACGTTTATTCGGAACAAATTTCAATGGTTCCAATACAACGATAACAATGAATTTAAAACAGATTGTTGGAATTGGTGCTGATACTGGCATTAATGAAACAATCGCTGCTCAATGCCAAACTGTTGGTGTTGATTTCTATGCTCTTGTTCAAGGTTTACCAGAAGTTGTTTCAACTGGTGGTAACGGTTACTCAGATAATGTATATAACTTAACTTGGTTATTAAACGCATTACAGGTAGCTACATTTAATACGCTTGGTACAACTTCTACTAAGATTCCACAAACGGAAACTGGTATGAACACAATTAAGAGTTCCGTTGCTCAAGTTCTCAATCAAGCAGTAGCAAATGGTTTCTTAGCTCCAGGTACATGGACAGGTGCTTTATTTGGAAATCCTGCTTCATTAGCTACAAACATTCAACAATTCGGTTATTACGTTTATTCACAACCTGTTTCACAACAAATACAATCAGATCGTGCTAAACGTATAGCTCCATTGGTTCAAATTGCTATCAAATACGCTGGTGCTATCCAAAGCGTCAACGGAATCATCTACATTAACTACTAATCTTATAAGTCATGGAAATTTCACTAAACGGTAATGATACTATCGTAATTAACGGTATCACACAAACTGACCTTGCCGATGGCGATGTTGGTTCTTTGACGTTCCCAAACGAGTACGTCACAATGAAACCTGGTAAAAACAATAACACAATTATTGCTTTTAATGCTATGGGTCAGCTTGCTGAATTAACATTACGTTTAATTAGAGGTAGCATTAACGACCAATACATTAATGCTGAATATCGTAGTTTTGTTAACTTCCCTGCTAATTATAACTTAATGGAAGCTACTATTGCTAAAATCATCGGTGATGGTAATGGCAATGTAACTTACGACAGTTACACATTAACTGGTGGCGTTCCTATGGCTATACCAGAAGTTAAAAGCAACGTGGAAGGTGATACTGATCAAGGTGTCACAATTTGGAAAATCCGCTTTGCAATGGGTACACGCCAAATTCAGTCGTAATTCTTAAATGAAAAACATTCCCCTATCAAGCGGTGCCACCCTTGGATTTCAATTAGCGAGATTCAACGATGGTATGAATTTATTCAATGCTACCTTTAAAGAACTTGTAGGAGTTCCTTTTGGGGCACAGGGATCTTCCTTAGATTTTGCCAATTTCCTTAAAATGGATATTAGCGAACTTAAGGATGTTGTTATCAAAGTGGCTACGTCCGATAAAGTGCAAGAGGCTATATGGAAGTGCATGGAATCATGTACATACCAAAGTTTTAACGATTCGGTAGGACTTAAAATTACCAAAAATACTTTTGAATCCGAAGATGCTCGTGCAGACTTCCTGCTTGTCGTTTGGGAGGTGGCGACTTTGAACCTAGTCCCTTTTTTCAAAAACCTCGGATCTCTGTTATCAACCCCATCAAAGGGAGTAGATGGCAGCGCGCCAAAATCCACGACGAACTAGAACCCCAGATACGAATAGCCCTTCAGTTAAACGGGCGAGGCGTAGGCAGCCTTACTGAGATTCTCAATATGCCTACCGATCTGGTTCTTGATGCGTGGCATTTCTACATCTGTCAGGCAGAAACTTCTGAAACCGAACAAGAATTAAATAAGGACCATAAATCGTGAGTCAAAGTATAGGTGATTTTTTGTAAAAATAGGGCTTAAGGTTGATAATCAACAAAGCCTTAATGGTCTTACCACGCGCTTAAATAACGCTGCAACTGCTGCTGAATTATTAGTAAAGAATCTAAATAAGATTCCTGCTGCTTTAAATAAACTAAACATACCTGTTAATGTTACTAAAAGTGGCAGTGGTAGCGAAAGGTTCTGGTAATAAAAAAGCTGGTCCTTATAAAAATCCAATAGGTCCTAAAGCTGATTGGACTCAATATAACGAAAAACTGGGTCCATCTAGTGCTTATTATGCTGTTGATCTTAAAAAAAGAGATGAAGCTGAAAAAGCACATTTACTGTTAAAAACTAAGTCGGATAAACAACAAACAGTTAAACAAAAAGCTGATGAACTTCAGTTAAAAACTGGAAATAAGTTATTTTCACAAGTAGCTAAAGGAAAAGTAAGTGTAAGCGATTTAGCAGGTGCATTTGGGAAGTCAGTGCAGCTACTGCTGCTGCTGGAGCAATATTTGTTGGTGCAGTTATTGGATTAGCTAAGATTTCACAATACGCCACAAAAGCTGGTGAAAGCTTATTTCAATTCCATTTAACTACAGGGGTATCAATTAAATCTCTGCAAGAATGGCAATTAGCTGCTTCACAATTTGGTGCTAAAGGTGAAGATGTTGCAGATGCTATTGGTAACATCCAAAAAGCACAAACTGACATACAATTAGGTCAAGGGAACATGGCACCTTGGGCTTTATTGGGAATTAATCCTAATCAAGATCCATTAGATGTACTTACTCAAATACATGAAAAGATAAAAGAAAGTAGTGGTATATCAGCAGCTATGGGAAGAAAGCTCACAGCTCAATTAGGTATAAACGACGCTACTTTTCAAATGTTAAGAAGAGCTGATCTTTCGGTTAAACAACTGAAAGAAAGCATGGCCTTGTCGTCAAAAGAAACAGAAGCTTTTGATAAAGTTAATCAGGCAATGGGTGTAATGGAATTTAAGTTTGGTGCAGTTGCTCAAAAAATAGGAACAATGTTAGCACCAGCAGCTTTAGGCTTTGCTGAATTATTAGAAGATATAGCTGACATATCACTTAAAGTAATAGATTTATTAAACGATTTTGATAAAAGCTCTTTTGGTCAATGGTTGTCAAAAATAGGAGATCAAATAGATAAATTTATTGATCCATTTAGAATATTCCATGATTTTATGACAGATGTTAAAGCTGGAACTGCATTTAACAATCCATTTGCAAGTGCAAGTGGTGGTGCAGATCTAAATAAAAATTTACCTTCTGGTTCTTCTTCTACTTCAAGCAATACTAATAATAATACAATTTCTGTACAAATTAATGGTGCTGGAGATCCTAATGCGGTAATTAAGGAAATGCATAAAGAAATCAGTAAAGGTTTATTTAACAGTTATGGATCTGTATCTGATTTAAGTATGATAGGATCAACTGCGTTCTAATATGGCAACAAATATCATTCCTAGTGATCAAGCCAGTTACTTTTCATCGCTTACACCTGTACAGCAAACGGTATATGCTTATCCATCTCCATTACCTTACGGAATAGCTGGTTTAACTTTTGATATACGTGGAGAAGAAAGATTAGAGTTTAAATCTGAGATTACAGATCACTGGTTAGAAAATAATTCAGCTATACATGATCAAATATCTTTATCTCCAGAAAAGGTTACGCTTAAAGGTTCTATTGGTATTATAGCTTACCAGACTCCTTTAATTAGTAATGCACCTGTACAATCTGCTGCTGCTTTACCTTTAAATACTCCATTAATACCAACGCAGACACCTGGTTCAGCGCAAGCTGCTTTATTGTCCACAGCTCCTACTGCTAATGCAATTAACGCAAATACCACTAATTTATATCAATGGTATCTTGGTAATTCAAACATAGATGGTACTAATCCTAATTTACGTCAGCAAAACATAGTTGGATTTCTTTATCAACTTTGGAATGGCAGAGTTCTTTTTACTGTAGAAACGCCTTGGGGTATATTTACTAATATGGCTATTGAGTCATGCGAACCAAGCCAAGATGCCACTACTACAAATATAACAGACATTAGTGTTACATTTAAAAAAATACGGTTAGCAAGTCAGGTTATTATTAATCCTGATTTGGCTGCTGGTCGTTTAATTTTTCAGCAAACAGAAGCTAATCCTTCTCTTAATGGAAACATAGGACAAGTAACTTTATCTAGCCAAGCTGCTAATCAAATTTATCAAAAATGGCTTAAAGATAGTAAGATTTAATATGCAACTAATATCAGGCATAAATAATACTCCTAGCCAAATCATAAGCATAGCTATACCTGATGGTACTACTGCGACTATGACTTTATCATATCGTCCTAATCAAAGCGGATGGTATTTTAATCTTAGCTGGAATGGTCAAAGCCCTGCTTTTGTTATTAATTCAATGAGAGTTACTACATTTCCAAATATACTAAATCAGTTTAGAACATTGTTTAGTTTTGGAATAGCGTGTGTAACCACTAATGGATATGAACCATTAAACGCAAATGATTTCCAAAATGGATACGCTAATTTGTATTTATTAACTCCATCTGAAGTTGAGGAAATCAATACTCAAATCTTTGTAGGTAATTGAAATTTAACCGCACATATAGTCTATTTTGTGAAGTTGGCCCTTATAGTAAACCTACAACGGCTAGTGGGAGTACCGTACCTAATAATCAAGTATTTCAAAAATATGCCACACAAAGCGTAACGATTGATTTACCATTTACTGTAGAATTTACAATTAAGCGTGAAAACTTAGCTACGGCACAAACTGCTAACTTTAAAATATATAATTTAGCGGAAAAAACACGAGATGTTATTTATAAAGAATGGTTTAACGGTGCTGATTATGCAGCTATACAATTTAGGGCAGGGTATAAAGATCAGTTTGTTCCTTTAATATTTAATGGTACTGTACGTCAGGCTTATAGCTCTAGGGTAGGTAGAAATAACATTGTTACTGAAATTGAGGCTTATGATGGTGGTTTTGCCCAATCAAATAGCTTTTCTAATTTTACGTTATCGCCTGGTGCTTTGTTAAGTGATACCATAATCAGACTTAATTCTGATTTAATTAAAACATTTCCAACACCTATTTTAGGAACATTACCTAAATTTGTTAATCAACGTGCTTCTGTATTTTGCGGTCCAACTTATAGTCTTATACAAAACCTATTACCTGTAGGTGTTAATGCTACGATAGATAACAACCAATTAAAAGTGCTTGGTAACAACGATTGTTTTAAATTAAACAATCAGATTTTTGTAATTAGTTCAGCTACTGGATTACTTGATATACCTATGCGTCAGGGTAATTTTATTCAAGTAAAGATGCTATTTGAACCACGTTTAACTATTGGACAACAAGTTCAGTTAATAAGTGAGGATATTCCTATTTATAATAACATCTATCCAATCCAAGGTATTACACATGAAGGTATTATATCTCCTTCGGTTAATGGTACTTTGACTACTACTGTTAACCTTTATCTAGGACCTAATGGTGCTACTACTTTAACTGGCAACCCTGTTACACCAGAATAATATGTCACAGCAAACGAACATTTCCCTTAGTTTACCAAGGTCAAAACCTGATCTTAAACTTGTATTTAATCAAGTTACTAGGGAAATAATGAGTGCTTTAGCGTGTGCTCAAACAGGAACAATTACGACATTTTATCCAGCAACACAGACTGCGGATATAAGTATCAATATGGCTATAGTTCTTCAGTATTTAACCAATGCTGATACAACAAATATTCCAGTAACTACACAGTATCCACCATTATATGGTGTACCTGTAGTATGTTTAGGTGGAGGTGGTGGGGCAATTACGTTTCCTGTAAAAGCTGGAGATACTTGTGCTTTAATCTTTTTAGATAGGGATATGGATAGCTGGTGGCTATCTGGCACCACAGGATTACCTCCCAATAGCAATAGATTACACAACTTATCAGATGCTATAGCTATAATAGGTCTTAGAAGCCAAAATAACTCCCTTTCTGGCTATTCTACTACTGATACGCAGGTTTATGGGTCTTCTGGTCCTANTGGCCCCTTATTATCATTAGGAACCACCAAAATAGGCATTTCTAATGCCACAACGAGTTTATTGACTGCCCTTCAAGACGTAGTATCTGCTTTAACTGCTTTAAACAGCAAAACAGGTCCTGACTGCACTACACAAATCACAACCGCTTCAACAGCCATAAACGCCCTTCTTAAATGAGTTCACCCTCAATGATATTTAGAAGTCTGACAACCAGTGGTACTGGTGCGGAGGCTGTTGCATTTGTTAGAGGTGGTGTAGTAAGACAAATTATACCCCTTACTAATGGTAATGGTTATTCTAGTCCCCCTGCTATTACCTTAGTTGGAGATGGCACAGGTGCTACAGCTCAAGCTAATATTATACAAGGGCAAGTAGGCACTATAACTGTGACCAATGGTGGTACGGGTTATACCTATCCTCCTACTGTTAACATAATTTCTTCTACGGGTGATTGGTTGTTTGGACAAGGTATGTCTAGCTATACAACAGGTAATAATGCTATAGCTTTAAACATACAAACTGCTCTAAATACGTTTTTAAACGATGCTTTTTGGTACACCAATTTTGGCATAGATTGGATAAATCTTTTAGGTAACAAAAAAACCGAATCTGCAATTTTAGCCCAAACTCGTAACATTATAGCTAATTGTTATGGAGTTATAAATATTAACTCTGTTAGTTATAGCCTTAACAATGCCACACGGCAGTTGACCTTAACTTACAACATTTCCACAATTTATTCTACCAGCGTTTCCAGCGCGACTACGATTTCTATATAAGTCATAGTCCAGCTACCGATACCTATTCCTAACACACTTGATATATCCGGCTTACAAATCCAAACCATTGATCAAATAATCAATGAGATAGAATACGGTTCTGTAGATTTCCCTGGTTATTTAACAATATTTCCAGGAGCAAATGTACAACCTAATTCTCCTGATGCCAATTTAATCAATATTTTTGCTCAAGCTAAACTGGATGTTTTAGAGCAAATAGTTACTGCATATACTTCTTTCGATCCTGATCAGGCTATAGGTGTTACATTAGATCAACGCTGTGCTATCAATGGAGTGGTACGTTTAGCAGGTACTTATACTCAGCAACCTATAGATATAGTAATAGCAAAAACAGTTACACTTTATGGCTTAGATCAACAGCCAACATCTCCTTTTACTGTAGCTGATAATTCTGGTAACCAATACCAATTACTTACTACTCAAACACTTACGGCTAGCACAAGTTCAGCTACTACCATAAGTAATGTTGTATTTCAGTCATCGCTAATAGGACCTGTATCTTCTCCGGTAAATACAATTACAACAGTAGTAAGTGTAACTAATGGTGTTAGCTCAGTAAACAATTCGGCTACTTATACTTTATTAGGTCAAAACGAAGAAACGGATGCACAATTAAGATTACGTCGTTCTAATTCAGTTTCATTACCCAGCAAAGGCTATTTAGCTGGCCTTTACGGAGGTTTATTAAGCATATCAGGTGTAACCTATGTTAATGTTCAAGAAAACACTACAAACATAGTTACAAGTACCTTAGCAGGTGGTATACCTCCACACAGCATTTGGGTTATTGTTGCTACAGCTTCAGCTTTAACCACTGTACAAACTAACGGATTAACTTTAGCAGATAATATAGCTCAAGTAATTTATAATAAACGTAATGCTGGATGCGGTCAGACTAATTCGGGATCAGGTGCATCAGGAACAGCAGTCTTTCTGGTAG